GTCCATATAATTTTAATGATTGTTTTTGTCTAATCAAGTTAAATTTAATTTAAGAAAGGCTGTGTGCCAATGGGTTGTTGTGGAGTTGCTTCTTCGCCAAATCCAACGTCGCCGCGTGTGGATTTTCGTTACACTTGTAGGCGTTGAATTGGTGATAAGGTTTTTGTTGATAGTGTTGTGTCCATGCACCGTTGGCGGCGTTCACACGACCGTCGATGCGTGTAGTATCAGTCCGAACCGTTGTGAGATGACCCCTGGTCTGGGTAACATTCATTCTTCCTGGGTTACCCATACGATTCGCCTTACCTCTGCGATCTTCTGGACGGAATCCATACTTCATCAATTCTTCGTTGGTCTTCGCAGACACTTGGACAGCCACACTGTTCGTGTAACCGCCGTGGAAGCTGTGAATACCTGGTGCTGGTTGATTGTTGTAGTTGTACTGTTGATCGTTTCGGTCACTCTTGAATCGGGTTGGATCTTGGGAAACCGCCAAAGCTGATGTGAAACGCTTCGCGCCGTTGTAACCAAGGCCATCATTTCGAAGACCGGTCTCCGATCGATTTGTAGTACGCATAGTTTTTTGGTGACTGGCTCTTGGGGTAACACCAGTCATACCCTGAGCCCGACCGGCCATCGTTGGGAGGCGGGATGGAAGGAATGCAGTCTTTTCTGGCATATTGTGTGTCAACTGACCAACAACAGCTGAACGACCACCGGTAATATCCATAGCTGGCCCGGATCGGCCTGGAAGTGTTGTGAGTCTGTATTCACCAACATTGACTGGGTTCACTCTAAACATTTGCTGATAACCACCAACCGCTGGAACATCCGCACCAACACCCAAACCTGGACCAACCATTTGCTTTTCAATTGGTGAAAGGTTGTTCATCACCCCTCGGTCATACATACGGTCACGCATCGACAATAACTCTTGGCCACCACTTCTTGACTGAACCCCCATATCAGCAAAGCTCGTGACTTCTACCTTTCTTGGTACTTCAACACGTGATTCAAATATTGGTTCTTCAAATTCCGGCTCTCTTTCTCGAAGGATTTGTTGTTCTTCTGGTTTCCATTGAACAACTTTGGGAGGTTCGCTTTTGTTACTCAACGCGCGACCAGCAAAAATCAATCCCGCGACAGCTGCTAACGAAATGGGATCAGCCATTCTTATTTCTTATTAACATTTTTATTAGCGTATCTTTGGTCAAAAAGTTCATTCTGGATTTCAGCACGTGTACTCGAAGGTTCGTAAGTCATAGTACGAAGTGGAGTCTTACACTCCATGTTCGACAATGGAAAGAGATTACGTTCATATGTGGGAACGATAACCTTGTTAAAACGTGAAGTTGTTTGAGGCCTGAGTTGATCACTTGTGTCAATGAAATTGGCAGGGGCGCCCTTACCAGCCATGTATGGAGCCGTACCATACAACATTGTATTTGGACGGCAATCACCACAGTTTAATGAGCTGGGCTGGGGATAGACGAAGATTTCGTCCGTCGCTTTGACAGGGGCAATTGCTCCGGTATTTTGGACAATTGATAAACCAGGCTGAAGTTGGTACGCCATTTATTATTACATAAGAAATATTTATCGTCTATCACCACTAATATCAAGACCTCTGAATGGACCGAGCTGAGCACCACGGGCATTTGGATCACATAATTGTGGTCTTGTTCTACAATCGGGACCACCCTTTGAACCGTAACACCACTCGGCAAATGCAGTCTGATCTCCTGGTATCTTAGACACTGGGGCGGTCACAAACTGACGAGCCGCCGCGTTGCGCTGATATTGTGGAAGTGGTGTCCTCGAACGGCCGGAATCCGTGGGGAATCTATCATCGAGAAAACTCTTTACGAATGGCTTGACACTTGGGTAATAGCAAGCTTCTAATCTATTTGGTGCATCCGTGTAATCGGTCACGAGGACATTTCCCATTGGATTATCAATAGATGGCATGTGGCATCCAGTATCTCCAGAAACTGGAGTACCATATGTTTCTCTAACCATATTTGTCTTGTACATAACATAAAGAACACCCAAAACAGTACCGCCTAAAATAAAGATCCGTGGATCACGGCGTGTGAGGTAAATAATACAAGTCGCGTAAATAATAAAACGGGAAGCAGCATTAATTCGGTCTTCTGATGTTTGATTTTTATTGGGCCAGAATTGTGTAATCTTATTTTCCTTGATGAGTTGCTTTGGATCGTCGAACCAAGCCTTCATTTAGTATATCATGAGGTTTATTTTTTGGGGAGTCCACCAAGCATACTGCCCATCATCTTCATGAGCGCAGCCTGGTCGAGTTCACCACCTTCCGTCTCCATCTTTTCAGCGCAGTCCTTGGCGATACCCTCGATGAGGTTCAATGTGTCCGCTGGAATCGACGTAATAGTCGTACCGAGCATGTACAGAGTTTGAAGATATTGCCACGTAGCATCTTTCGTGCCTGTACTCATACGAGTCCAGTAACTCTTAATGTTCAATTCCTTCAAGAAATCAATCGTGTCAATCTCGTTCAAAAGGAAGGTTTCATCCTTCGCCGAGATTCTATCGGCGTACGGACTCACACCTTTCATGAAACCGTCAACCACCAAACGGGGACTCGTGGTTCGCAAGACTTCGAATGAAGTCATCATTTTCTTAACGTCTTTTTCCTCTGGAAAAGTCTTGTGCAATTCCACAAGAAATTGACCGAGCATGTCGTTGAAGGCATTCACGGAAGTCATTTTCTTATAATATGAAGTAAATCTTTAAGTTTAAAAAGGGTCTGTAGATATAGTCTCTTTTTGACCAAGGCCGTTAGACACGATGAAATAAACGAGGATGGCATTGAGCAACGCTGGTTTTGTGTATTTATTTAGTTCTAATTTTCCTTCATTATTGAGATACGCCTTGAAGTGAATGTAACCAGCAGTTATACCGGCGGCGATCATCGCTGCGCTGATGGGGTCTCGGAGATATTCGGAGAGATCTTCCATTTAATTATACGCAACTTTTTTTGTACGGCTTTCTGGTGCATCACCGAAGAAGACGTTATCATCTTCCTCTGGTTGTTGTGGTTGGTGTTCCACTGGTTGCATCTCCGGTTCACATTCTGGTTGAAGGGCCTGGACACCGGGGACGGTCTTAAATTCATTTTCGAGACCGGTTGGTTGCAACTGTTCCACCTCACCACCAATTTCGGGCATTGGTTCCATTTCTTGTTCTTCTTCTGGGAATGGTTCTGGTTCGGCATCTTGTCCCTCGAAAACGTCGGGGTCTTCGCTATCCTGAATTTCTCCATCCAAGTCAATGTCTCGGGTCTCTTGGGACATGTATGTTTGAAGAATTTGTTGAACTGGGATAAGCTCTTTAACACTAGCTTCGATACACGCACAGAAACGCTCAGTTAACTTCTCATCACGCACATATTCACTTTGTTCGTCGTGGAACACGTAGGGGTCTTTGTAGAGATCTTTCGCAGCATTGTTGTAACACGTTTGAATGAAAACTTCATTTGTTGGAAGTTTGAGACTAATCTTCTTATTGTCCGCCTTGAGACGAACAGCTGAAAGAATCTTAGTACACGCAACAAAAACAGCCGCCAACAAGTCGTTAAACCACGCACAGCGGTTCGCGATGTTATCGGTGTGCTGCTTCGACATGGCGTTCGACCAGTTTGGAACTTCCTTGAGAAGTTTTTGGAACATGACGAGAGTCTTTCGCCCCTTTGAAAGTTTTGTCGCTTCATCATACATATCTTGGAAAACTTCAATCATAGCTGGAGACATAATAAGGCAAAGTTGACCCAAATATTCGCGCTTGGCTTCAACCAGTACATTTAAATTATCCATTTATGATTAAGAGGTTTTTTAATTACACCCTTTACTACGCACCTCTCCTGTACTTATTTGCAATCTTTTTAAGGTTCATTAAATCAGGGAACTGTGTTTCGTCTGTATGTTCAGTGTTTCTCGAATCTTTCTTTTTATCTACAATCCAATTCACATATATTTCGTATTCACCGACGACGTTTACATTGAAACCACCATGTTTGAATTGACGTGCTACGTAATGGGCGGCCGCTGATCGATCAAATACTGGGTATCCAACTAAGAACGTCGGAATTGTAAGAAATATCTGCTTATTACCAAACTCAACCGCCTTTTTAATCTTTCGAGAAAACTGTTCATATATCTTTTTGT